ATTGATATTGTAATTTGAAATTACTGATAAGACATTTGTTTCAAGTGTACTTACATCTTTTGTGGTTGCACCACTATCATATTTAAAATTTGTATCGAGTGTAAGGTAAGTTATTTCTGGATCAATAATTACTGGTCTTATAGAAGCAACAGCATATTGTTTAAGACTTGTAACAATACTTGCCTTAGTTGTTTCTGTTAAGTTTGCGCCTGATTTTGCTTTGATAGAAATATAAACTTTACCATAATCTGGTACAGCAGCATCTTCACCACCATATACTTGTACTGCCTGAGCATTTGCATATAAACTTTTAACTAAAACTTTGTAGTCGTCTGCTGTTACAGCACGGTCTTGAGCCGTGTAATCTCTTGGTGCATTATATTTAATAGATGTAATTGATTCTGGAAGTGAGCCGTTTTCAGCATTACTAATAGTTGTTACAGTTGCAGTTGAAAATCCGCCAATTGTTCCATTCAATGTAAATGTTGAGGCACCATTTGCTTCGGTTCTGTTTGTGTTGATATAATCCATAATAACAATGTTACCATCAGCAACAGCTTTACCTAAAACACCATCACCAAAACTAACTTCATATCTTCCGTTTTCAACTTCTTGTAAAAAGAAAACTTTAGATGTTGAATCTAATCCTGTAATACCAGTAGCAAGTGTGTAAGTATTTGTTGTTGCATCGGAAGAAGATTCTTGAATTTTAATTGTTAATGATGTTGTATCAACATTATCATTTGGTATAATAAATCTTTGGTCTGTATCAGATGTATTTACTGTGTATTTAAAATTTAAATATGTTCCTTCAAAAATATTTACATTACTAAATTTATAAACACCATCAACAGGTGTAATACTTAAATCAGCATTATTTACAAAATTATAAGAAGTACCATCAACGGTTGTTGAAAATCTTGTTCCTCTTGTCATAGTAAGTGTGGCACCAGTTGCATTAGTAACTGTTACATCAATTACTGCTTTTGCAGCTGTAGCACTTGTTGGTGTGTAACCAACTTGTTTTGCTTTTGATACAACACTTGCTCTTAAATCAGCACTATCTAAAAACATTTCATTTGCTAACATATTCGCATTGAAACCTAAGTAGTGTGTATTGTAAGCGAGCATATCTAAAAGAACTGCCATACCAGAACCTTCAAAGTCATAATCTCTAAACTCGTCTTGTTGTGATAAAAAGTTTTTTAGATTTCCTTTAATACCGTCAAAATCTAATTCTGATATTTCTAATTTAGTTGCCATATTCTTATCTTAGTCTTTCTAAAAATGATTCCATTTCAACTCTTTCTGGAGTGTTTACTACAAAGAAAGATATTGAAGCTCTATATCCATTTCTTTGAATAAAAGGTTGTACATTTATTTGAACTAGTCTTGCTCTTGGTTCAAAATTCTTTATTAATAAATCAATTTGTTTAGAGAGAGCATGAGTCATTTGTGGAGTAATGTTTTCAAATAACATCGCTCTCAAATTAGAACCAATCTCAGGATGAAAAGGTCTCTCATAGTGGTTAGTATTAATTAAATTTCTAACACTTCTCTTTACTGACTCAACATCTGAAAGTTTTTGAATATCTTTTGTAGCAGAATTAATCGAAAAATCTAAATCTAAATCACGATAGATTTTAGCGCTTCGTTTACTTTCATTACTTTGTGTTGCGTCATATCTTGACATTTATTAATCTCTCCTCTGTATATTTATACCGTTATCCAGCAAATACATTACTTGATCCTGCAGCCACAGAGGTGCAAGCAGTTATACCATCACCAACACGACCACACCCTTTACCATTTACTTTAACAGTAGATGAACCTGAACTAATCGCAGCTGCATGAGGTGGACAAGGAGCACCAGGTAATAAATGAGTAGTGTTTACATCACCTTGTCTTGAAACTCCTATACCATTTGCAAAGACATTTCCAGAGCCTACAGCTCTTGTCATGCCACTACAATGTGTTACATCAGCATCGCCAATTCTTGTTACAGCAGGCATTAATTTTTTTCTCTTTTCATTAACTCTTTTAACTTGTCGTTGTAAGTATCCATCTCCTCGTGTTCTTCCTCTGTATGAGGAGGTTCAGGAGGAGTTGGTTCAAATCTTATAACATTATCAAAACTTTGAGGTATATCCTCATAGTTATTAAATTCTAAAATCATGCCTTTGTCTCTAATAACAAAAACACCCTGCATTATTTTTTCTTTGCAGTTTTCTTTTTAGTTTTTTTCTTTGCTACTTTTTTAATTGTTGGCGCTTTCTTTGCTGGCTCTGTTGTTGGACCTGCATTGTTGCCTTTACCCCAATTTTCCCATAACTTTGATAAAAATCCCATAATAATCTCCTATTTCTTTTTAGTAGTTTTCTTTTTCTTCTTAACTGGTGCTGAAACCTCTTCAACAACAGGTTCAACGATATTATCTTCATCAATAATTGGTTTTTGTACTAATGCAGGTTTGGTTATTTCCATACCTTCAACATCTACTTTACCTTCGTTGACTAATCTCTGTCTATTCTCTAAATGTTTTGTTTGAATCACTTCCTTGTTACCACCTGAGTAAGCAACAGCGTGTCCTTCTTTCATTAATTTAGAAGTNAGTAAATCACCTTGTGGTGTTCTAAAGTCACCAAGAATACGACCAAATTTACCTCGCATTTCTTCGTTACCATCACCTTTAACTTTAGATATTAGAGTAGCGCCATCACCAAGTAGGTGTTTCACTCTCTCTTTTGCTGCTAAACCGAAAATCTTTTCGATTTTATCGCTTGTTCTTGATTCTGGAGTATCAATGCCTATAATTCTCACTCTTTCATCATTGAGCCAGACACCGAAACCTAAATCTATGTCGATATCAACGGTATCACCGTCAACAACTTTTCTAATTTTGCATTTATACTCGTACATTTGGTTTTTCCTTTGTTTTTATATAAACTATTTATAAGTGCTTTACAAAGCCTTGAAAATATTGTATAATAGAACAATAATATCATGATTTTAAAGAAAAAGAACAAAAAGAGAACAAAATCTCTGAAACAAATTCTAGGAATGAAGATAATTCCGATAAAAAAGATAAAAATATCGAAAAATCAGAAAAGTTGAATTAAATTCAACTAAAGTTGACCATTTTTATGGGTTTTTCTCCATTTTTTACTTGACAAGGGGGTGTTTTTAGTGTAGCTTATACATATAAATGAAAAAAACGCAGAAAATAAGGGTTTTTAAAGTGCGACAACTTGCGCTACTTAAATTGTTGAAAAATAAGGGTTTTATTCCATGGAATAGTCCATTTTTTTCTTGCAATCTATCCCTTTTTAGTGTATTATATAATAACAAATGAAAAAGAAAGGCTATATTATGACAACTATATTCTCAATAATCGGTATCATGTGTATGATACTCGCTGTAGGGGCGATTGACGGTCCTACATTAGAAACATCAGGCAACAATTTTGTTTTATGTTTCGTACTTGCAACTGTAGGAATCATGTCAATGTTTCTTGCAATTAAATCACAACAATATAATGATAAGGAGGACAAATAATGTCTAAAGTGAAAAACTACTACTGGGACGAGGCTGAAAAGTATATCGACCAATTAATAACTAAAATAAAAAATGATGAATTAACTGTTGAATCTGCTGTTGCAGAGGCACAGAAAACTGACCATTCATTTCAACTTTGTGGCATCTACAGTATGGATGACCTTAGTGAATGTCTTTACAATGAGGTGTCTTAATGATTAATGTTTCAAAGTCTGCCGAGACACTACAAGACGGTATTACAAATATGATGGCTGGTGCCAAAAATGATTATAAACAAAACTCTTATTATGGAAAAAGTGAACTATCTGATTACTGTAAAGAGAAACTTGCTAATTTTGAATCTCAAACTACTGTTAGAGAAGGTAAAAAATATATTAAAGTTATCTACGATAGGTCAGTATTTGCTTTTATAGTAAAAGAAGATTTTAAACATTTCAAAAAAGGTGATGTTTTGAAACCTGCTGGGTGGGCGGCGCCTGCTCTCAATCAACCAAGAGGTAATGTTCTTAAAGGGAACTACCCAATACAATGGACTGGTCCATTATACTTAAACTAAACGAAAGGAACTATATTATGAAATTACAATTTAACAATGTACCTGACATTCTTGACTTTATCAAGAATCCAGAAAACAAAGACGCTTTACTGTTAATAGAAATGGCAATCAAAGAAGCACGAAAAGGCTCTTTTGCTAACTTTAAAGTAGGTGACCATGTCGTCTTCGGTAGAACTAATGGTCGTAAGAGACCTGGTGTTATTGTCAAAACTAATCCTGCAAGAGCAGTTATCAAGGATACTAACCTTGGTGGAACATGGAGAGTACCATACTCTTTGATGGAGGCTGCATGATAGACGATAACTTTAACGATCCAATGAATCAAGTTTTAGCTGATAATCTTGTTGAGGTTATCGCTACTATGACTCAAGAACAAAGAGATGAATTTGTAACTACTTTTGTTTCTAAGTGGCCGAAACTTGCAAGTCAAGTTTCTTTTAATATAGATGTTAATTTACAGGAGATAGTAAGTGTTAATTAAAATAGATGATAAAGTATCTGTGAATATGAGCCATTCTCTTTTACCAAGAGAAGGTAAGATAACTGATATTTCTATAGGACTTAGAACTAGTGATCCTGCTGGAGAACTAGGAGTTCATGTAGAAGAATATGAAACTGATATGAACTATAATGGTTCAATTGGATATGTAACAGAGAACGGTGACCAATATTGGGCATACTTCTCACAAATTGAAAAGGATATATAATGACACCAGACGAAAAATTTATTACGGCGATACTAACTCAAGCAGTTGAGGATACCATGTACATGGGTAAGAGGCCCAGGTATCTAAAACACAAGGTCGAAGCAATCGACTGGATACTCAATAAAGAGGGTGAACACCATTGGTCATTTCTTAACTATTGTACCATGCTTGGTTTATCACCATCAAAGATACAAAACAAAGTTAAACGGTTTATTAATCCTAAACTAACTACAACTCAAAAATTAGTAATGAAACAAAATATAACGAAAGGACGACAAGATGACAATAGATTACAAGTTTAATGAAAATAAAGTTTTAGAAGATGTAAAGGCTTATGTTGACAACACATATGACTCACATTATGCTCAAACTAAGAACTATCAGGCAACTGAAATTATCATTGACCAAGGTCATGGTACAGGTTTCTGTATGGGCAATATTTTAAAGTATGCTCAAAGATACGGTAAGAAAGAAGGCCGTAATAAAAACGACCTTCTAAAAGTTATTCATTATGCAATTATACAATTATCACAAGACCATTATAAATGTAATTCAAAAATAACAGAACCACAAGAACCTGCTCTTAGGTCTGTGGCGTCTGAGAAATATAACAATGCTACCTAATACAGTATTATTTAAAATACTTAAATATATCTTTCTACCTTTCTTTGTAATTATATTCTTTGGAGCTGCTATGGGTAGAGAGAGATTGGCAAAATTTTTTATAGGGGATCCTAATTCTTTATTTGAAGAATATTTACTTGTAAGTTTTCTTTTGATTCTATATGATGTTTATAAAACCATTGCCAATAAATTCTATCGTTAAAAATTTCAATCATACTATTATAAGATACTTTATTGTCTAGTATATCTTTTGCTAGACTTTTATATTCATAAGTATCAATCTTTACCATTCTACCTGGTGGTAGTTTAGATAATACTATCCATGTTCTTTGTTGTTTATTCATTTCGCTCCAAGCTAGCTTAGGTGGGTTTCTGGAGGGACATACATGAGTACTTATAAGAACCAAGAAT